TACCATCCATCCTATTGAAATGAAATGAATTATAGGATGGGTTTTAAGCGAAGCCTAATATGCACTAAAGAGCGTACCATATATCGGCCTTTGGCCGATATAGTTAAGCTCTTTAGATTAAAGTGCATATTTCAACCCACCCATACCAGAAGCAATCGTTACCCAATTCAAACTCTCCACATAAATTCCAATATTATATTGATAAAATGAATTGGAAGGTAACGGAAATACATTTAAATCCACTTGTAATGATTTAATACGACTACTATTAATAGTTCCACGAGGTTGCGTAACAGGCGATGATAATGCAAATGGATATACAATTATCTCAGGTTCTGGAATACCTGTTAAATACTTCCATGGCACAACCTGTGTAAAATACTGGTACGGTTTCTCTTCTTGTAACGGATTACCATCTCCCAATACAGTAAGCGTATTAATAATAGATCGTTGTCCATTTATAATCATCTTACCTGTACTAGATGTTAACTGTACATAACTATTCCATCCTCCATCATTTGCAAGGAATGGTGCCTTCAAAGGGTTAATCCAATTGGTATAATTTGCTACCTGATTACGATAAACAATAGAATCAGATCGTCTCGGTACTAATATAATTCGTTCAATCGGATTATGCACATCTAATTCTACAAACTGCCGTGCAATAATACTATCAAATTGATATGATGTAATTTGACGAACAAGATACTGTAATGATTCCGATGAAAATTGTGTACGTTCTTCATCTGTAATATATACATACGTCATTTGAATACGCGGTTGAAGTGGCCATGTATTAAGAACAGGATTCGGTGTTCCCACATCTGTTAAGAAATTATTAATAGTTACATCTGAAATATCACCCACATTCGTATAATACACATTCAATGGTTGCAATGCAACAGGAGACGGATTAAATTGAACTCCAGGTGCTACTTGATATCCATTTGCATCCAATACACGGTATAACTGATTAATCGGACGCAATATGATTTGAATTTCACATTCATGATATTGCAAAGAAACAAGAGGAAGTGCATCAAATGTAGACTCTGAGAACCAAAATGGCAATGGAACTTGAATCTGTCGCCCTGCAATGGACGGACGATTCGTATTAGGTGGCGTCGTAGTAGATCCAGTGCCATTATTATTATATACTAACGGATATCCTGTACCCGTTGAACCACCTCCATATAGACCATTTGCAGGATCATATAAGTCTGGAATATTCCCTACAAGTATCTGCCATTTCCGATATGAAATCGCATCTAAATCACATTGTGCTTTTGCAATCATATATGTACCATCATATTCTTGAATTTTCTGACCACCTATAAAAAATGCAACATTCTGTATCATATGACATCCAATATAGTTTACCCATGCAAAATTGTATTGAGCACTACGTGGCTTGGATCCCTGCTGACTCTGTAACAGATCTATATATTTGCAGTAAATATCGGGTAGATTACATACAAAATATATATCACGGACTAAATCTGCAATGCGCTGAACCTTCATACGAACTTGAATTGGTTGAGAATAAGACAGATCTTGAGGACCATCCATTGCAAATGTAACAGATTCTTCCGCAAAGTGGCTGTATTTTTTATAACTCTTATAAAAATAAGTGAAATCTGGATTACCTGAAAGTAATACATTTTGTGCACCATACGCTACTAATGCAAAGAGACCACCACCTGGCATCACTAGTTTTGTATTAGTTTATATGGCAATGCTTTAGACCTTAGTTATTATTCGCCCACCATGTATCTGCCAAATAAGGTGGTATATCATTCAAATTGGATGAATCCATTTGAGAAGAAGGACCTTGTTCCATATCTTTCTGAATTTCTGCATAGCAGAGTGCATAATTAAAATATGTTAATCTGCTTAACATTCCCTTTGCAGATCCATCTACCTTAAATCCAGTATCATCTACTGATGGAATTTTTGATTTCTCAAGATTAATATGACGTTGACTAAAACAGATCACGTCCTGATAATTTTGATAAATGACAGACCCTTCAAATGATTTCTTTTTAGATAAATTGCCATTGATAAATATCTCCAATGCACTATCTTTACAGACAATGGCAACATGAACCCATTTACTCAATGGCATATTATCAACATCTATGTAATTATTCCAAGTTTTATAGGTATTCATATAAACTCGTAATGTGTTCACATTAGAATGCATATAAACACCGGGTGCAAGAAGAGGAAACTGTGACGAATAACCTTTGTGAAAAATGTGTTTTAATCCAGCAAACCCTTGTTGAAATGTAACAGGATCTATATTAAGGTAGAATGTATAGGTAAATTCCATTCCTGTACGTTCATTATCGGATAATTGTACAATTGCACCTTTTGTTAAATTGGGATTCTGTGTAACTGTAATAGTTTTGTTTGCAACAGAATATGTATGTGGTAATAGTTCTACACGGTTAATTGCTAAACGATTCATATATTTATATAGAAGTTCTGCAAATAAGAAACCGAGATATAGTAATAACACAATAACGACAGGAAATAAAAAATTCTGCATACCGGATCCAGTATTCTGTTGTGCATTCGCCGTTGATTGAAAAGCCATCTATTATTTATAGGTTTTTGTAAATAATAGATTGTTATATGGCTTTTTTAAAGCCTTTAAGACATAGATCGTATCGGTTCAAAAAAGCTAGAAAACCAGCCACCAATAGATGTAATCGGTTCAGGTCCAGCCATGTAATTTTTATAAACCATCTCAGGATTTAATGCAACATCATACATCGTTGTTGTTGAAATTTTTCCTCCAAATCCACCATAACCCAGCAATATTGCTTCATATCCGCTTGAATCTACTTTGAATGTACTGGGTAATACACATGATCTTGATAATTTGCCATCTACATATACATCAACCACTTTCGCATTTACTGCTACTGAAATATTTACCCAGCGTTGCATTGGTAATTCAGGAATATTACAAATATCTGAATCGGTTGAATCAACTGCAGAAGGCGCGGTAAAGGTTGAAGCGCGACTTGCAACAGCTAATTTATTAGATGGACGCCCCGTTGCATCCCCAGATGGATTAGATTCATGTGTATCCAGTTTAACATATAACTTTGGAGTATATGCACCGAGATAGATACGAATGGTATCAAAACCAGTTGCTGTATTTTTTCCACCAATTGTTATAATGGATTTATTTTGTCCTGATAATAGACTCCAGTTTGAAATATAAATCCATGATGAAATTGTAAATTCTCCGCCTTCATATAATGGTGCTAATGCAGTTGGTTGAAATATAATGGGTTTATCTGCAGGTACATTTGCATCTTGTGTTGCAGTAATAAGCGGATAGATATTATTCATTTTAGGACCAAATAAGTATTGATATAAATAATATAATCCCAATAATCCTGCAAAAATAACTAAAACAGGAATCATTTTAACAATAGGTGAATTGTTTGAATTGTTATTTGATTCCATGATTCTGTCATATACAACGAATATATGATACAATAAAAATTATGCATAGGGAGTAGACCACGAATACATATTATCTGTTGGTGGTTTTGTAATAGGATCACATGGTAATCCGGGAGGACATTCTACAAACATTTTCAGATTAGGAAAAGAGGGAAATAAATAATGATCCTCTGTAATATTATTATTTGTATCCACATACATTAATCGCTGGCGTTCTACCTCTGTCGGTGGTAACCGATTCTTATTAATAATAACATGAATTGCACTACCATCTAGACCATTGCTTCCAACAGAAAGAGGGCTAGAGATAACAACCGGATAATGATTAAGATGATGAGATGCCACAATACGATTATCATAAATCACATCAAATCGTCGGCCTTCTCGTAATATTGCAATAAATACCCATTTTTGTTTAGGAATAGGTGGAAGATCAATTATTTCATTCTGGGGTGTATTTGATCCATTCTCTTTTTTAAGCGTCTTTACACGAAGACGGGCAGATACATCAGATGTACTTGTATTTGATGTTTCAAGCCACCAGTTATTATCCACATATATGACTGATACAAAATTATTATTGTATGTTGTTGTACGATTTCCTGCTTGTAATGAAAAGAAACCCATTACCGTAGAACCACCTGACCCTAAAATTGTTTTTTGGACTTCATCTGCTGTAACAATGTCTTTTTTAACATTTAATGGAGTCAATGACGTTAATACATCTGTATTTCCTGTATCACGATTTGCATAAATATAATATAAGATGAATACAATGATTAATAAGATACCTAATACATGAAACATAGATATGGATTGGAGTAATCCTTCAAACATCTTCTTTTATCTTGTATATTTATCCATTATATTTATCCATTATATTTATCCATTACAAAGGACTACATGAAGTAGATGATGATATTGCTCCAGCAGCAAATGATAGGGCAGACGCCATATCGGGTTTTGCATAACGTATTTCAGAAGTAGACAGAGTACGATCCCATATTTTAAGATTCTGCATTTTTGCAATAGTTAGTTCTGTTCCTGTCGCAATATTTATATCGCCTTTTATATCTTGCAATGATTGTTTATATGCAATTGAACTTTTTAATAATCCATTAATATATACTTCTAGCATTTGTTGCATCACAATAACTCCTAAACGAAATGGTTCTTGAACAGGTATATTTTCAATAATAATCTGTTCCATTGTTGAACCTGATGTACTAACTGCAACAATTATATCATTTACATCTGGTTTTAATGCTACTACAAAATTAAAAGAAGATGCAATAGACATAATAGTATCTCCTGTGCAACTAGATCTACGTGTTAATCCTCTACTCAGTAAAATTCGGTGACATGTTGAAAATTGCATTGGATCTTGGATAAACATATCCACTATGAATGAATAATCGTAATATTTATTTTTAATGGGGAGATCTTTATCTTTAATTAACGTTGGAGCAGGATATACTCCAGATCCATTCCAGAAAAGAACACCATCATCAAAGCCAGGTATGAGTATAATACCGGGAGCACCAGGACGCAAACTGTATATTGGTGTAATGTAATAATGAATAAGGAGAGAAATAACAATAATAACAAAAATGATTCCAATAATATATGCGATTATTTTACCTGAACCCTCTAGAAAAGATCCAGATACAGATGCAGTTGTTGAGTAACCAGGTGGAAGAGGAACAGATGGTCTAAATAGAGAGGATCCAGTTGCAGGTGCAGTTGCAGATGCAGTTGCAGATGCAGTAGTAGTAGGCTGTGTGGGTAAATATGTACCTAATCTTGATAAAATATTACCTGGTCCTCTAAGATATTGTTGAAAATTTATTGATTGTCTAGCCATCTATCTTATATTTTTTCATAAAAAATAATATACCACCACAAACAGATAATACAAATCCACCTGTTATAAATCCTCTGATAAATGAACGATAGTCTACTTCGTCCAAATCCTGTTTTGTCCAGGTAGGCGATCGTCCGCGTTGTCCTAATTTCTCATAATAATTCAGTACTTCTGCCTCTGTCCACTGTGGTTTATTGGTTAATTTATTGACTTTATTATGTATATCAATTGTCCATTTGAGCAAATCCTCTCTGGAATCTAGAAAAGGTGTAATTGGTTTAGAAGAAAGATGTTCTTTATAATGTTCTCTGCAAACAGAACAGGGTATAAGAAATGCAAGTGATTCAAAGAACTCTTTGGCACATTTCTTATCTGTATATGTTGGATTCTTTGAATATCCGAGTGCTACAATATGCATTGTGTGCCAGAAAAAAGGTCCCCACACTGTCGGTGGAAGATGCATTCTATTTACTCTAACCAGTTTCAATAAATCTTTATTTATCTTTACAGCATAAAGAAATTACATGAAATACATAGTAATTATGGATTCAAACCGGATACGATATTGTACAAATTGTGGCCTACATGGTCATGTATTTCGTAGTTGTAATGCTCCTGTTACTAGTTATGGAGTAATTGCTGTAAAATATAATGAAGCACGACAGAATGATTCCATTCAATTTCTTCTTATTCAACGTAAAGATTCGCTTTCATTCATAGAATTTATTCGTGGAAAATATGATATTCATGACAGTGAATACATTACAAATCTGTTGAGAAATATGACACAGAATGAACAGAAACAATTGATTGTACATTCATTTGATGAAATCTGGCAGAATATTTGGGGAAATGTATCCAGATTACAATCGCATAAAAATGATTATAGAAAATCGGAGGAGCGATTTATATTACTACAACCGAGTCTACCAGAGATGATTGCAACACACCCTTCTCCATGGATTGAACCAGAATGGGGATTTCCTAAAGGACGTCGCAATTCCAATGAAAAAGATATTCATTGTGCAGTACGCGAATTTGTAGAAGAGACTGGATTACGAGAAGAAGATTTTATTATTATTCATAATACAAAATCAATTTCTGAAACATATATTGGATCTAATAATGTGAATTATTGTCATAAATACTATTTGGCAGTCTGTAAAACAGATGCAGATGTTAGTGTAGATCATAATAATGTTCATATGATACGTGAAATTGGCAATATTCAATGGTTGTCGTTTGATAATGCATTTGCGAAGATTCGTCCGGATAATATAGAAAAACGAGAGATTCTGTTAAAAGCAAAGAAGATTATGAATCAATTTCATTTGGTGAATACATGAACATAAGAAAAATCATCTATTAAATAGCATGGCTGATTCAAATGCGAATAGTCCATTTAATAATCCATTTGCTAGTAATAATGAATCAGATACAGAATCTCCTGTAGCGGCTGTTGCTTCTGCTCCTGTTGCTTCTGCTCCTGTTGCTTCTGCTCCTGTTGCTTCTGCTCCTGTTGCTTCTGCTCCTATTGCTTCTGTTATAAATGCAGCAAATGCAGCAAATGCAGTATCTAATAGTCCATTTAATAATCCATTTGCTAGTAATAGTAATACAAATTCTCCTGCTCCTAA